CACTTGGGTCACAGGAACTTTAGCAAGATCATCTTACGCAGACCAAGCTGTATTTGATAAACCTTACGGGACTAAGTTTACACAAAACAGTGCACCTAACTTTCCAACAGTTAACGGTATAAGCGCATCTCAAGGTAAATCCACATATTACCAACATGAAACAGGAGTCAATGAAGTAGACTTTAATGGTAACAAAACTGCTATAGCTGCTTTTATTGAATCAGGTGACTTTGATTTAGATATTGGAGGAGAAGGAGAGGTGTTTATAAAAATAAGAAGATTTGTTCCAGATTTTAAAGTGTTGCAAGGTAACGCTAAAGTTACAATGCAGTTAAGAGATTATCCAGCAAATTCTCAATCTAGTTCTCCTTTGGGGCCATTTACAGTAACCAGTTCTACAACTAAAATAGATACTAGAGCTAGAGCGAGACTAGCTGCTTTAAAAATAGAAAACGATTCAACAGATGAAAATTGGAGATTAGGTTTATTTAGATTTGATTTTCAACCAGACGGTAGAAGATAATGGCTAAAGTTACAGTACAAATACCAGAGCCTAGTGAAAAATATGATTCAAATAATCAAAGACAATTAACAGCGTCTTTAGAAACATTAAAAAATCAATTAAACTTTGCTTTTCAAGAAGAGTTAAAACAAGAAGTAGAAAGATTTACTTGGTTTAATATGAGGTCAAATTAATGAGTTGTAATAATGTCAACGTTGAACCAACTGTAATTGGTGGTGGAGATGGCTCTACTGCTTATGATGCATTTGGAAGATTAAGAGTATCTAATCCACTTACTATATTTGATTCTACAAATGTATTATCTAAAAATAATCTGTTCGATGAATCATTAACTGGATCAGGAACAGTTAGTTATACAGCAAATAAATCTACAGTTAATTTAAATGTCACCACAGCTAGTGGTGATAAAGTTATTAGACAATCTAAAAGAGTAATGTCTTATCAACCAGGTAAGTCATTATTAAATTTAAATACATTTGTAATGAATGCTCAAGAATCTGGGTTAGAACAAAGAGTTGGAATGTTTGATGCAAACAATGGAATATTTTTTGAAGACACAGGAACAGGTTACCAAATAGTAAGACGTACTTATGTTACTGGTTCTGCTGCAGATAATGATGTTGCTCAATCTTCTTGGAACGGAGATAAATTAGATGGTACAGGAGCTTCTGGTTATACATTAGACCCAACTAAAGCTACTATTATGTTTACTGATTATGAGTGGTTGGGTATGGGATCCGTTAGAGTTGGATTTGTAATTGATGGTAAATTTATTGTTGCTCATACTTTTTTAAATGCAAATAACTTATCGACTGTTTATATGCAGACAGCAAACTTACCAATAAGATATGAAATAGAAACAACTGGCACTATATCTGGTGCAGCAGTATTACAACAAGTATGTTCCACAACTATGATTGAAGGTGGCTATGCTCCTGGAGGATTAAGGCAATCAATCGGAACCGCGTCTCTTGGAGGTGTTAATTTAACAACAGCTGGAACTTATTACAATTTAGCGACTATAAGATTAAAGTCCTCAAGACCTTACGCTGTTATTGTGCCAATAGACATTGCTGCATCAGCTATATCTAACTCTGATTTTCAAATAGAACTTAGATTAAATGCTACACCATCTACTGCATTTTCGTACACAAGTTATTCAGATAATGTAGAATATGATCTAACAGGAACTACAACGATTACAGGTGGGACAATCGTCGGACAAGCTTATCTATCTGGTAAAGGTGCAAATAATTTACAGTTTCAACAAGATGGTTTTAATTTTGAATATCAATTAGGACAGACAATTGGTGGAACATCTGATACATTAACACTATGTGCTAAAGGTGGGTCAAATGGAGATGACATCTGTGGTACATTAAAATGGGTTGATTTAACATAATGGCAAATATATATAAAAACGCATTCTATGATCCAACGACTACAGCATCTACGACGCTGTACACAGCTCCAGCTAATGCTAGAGGTATTATACAAAATATTCAAATCACTAATGAATCGGGGTCGAAGATCTGTAAAGCGTCGGTCACGGACGACTCTGCATCAACTACTTATCAAATAGCTTATGCAAATATTAGTGGGCCTACAATTTGTAATGTCGCAAAGGGGCCAATTATATTAGAAGAGAATGATTCTATTGCACTTGAAACATCGACCACGGACGCTATAACAGCAGTTATATCTATATTAGAAATAAGTAGAGAAGATCAGAATGGCTAAACAAAAATTTACACACTATGTCCCTCGTCCAAAGCCTAAGAAACGTCCTGGACGTCACAAGAAGACACTTAACAAAAATGAAAAAAGGGATTATAAGAAATATAACAGACAAGGAAGAACATGAGTAAAACAGTAATAATAGACGGTAAGGAAGTTCCAGTATTACCAGCTAAAGCAGAAGAAGAAATTCTTAACAAAAGAACTGGTACGAAGTATGCTAGTAAAGAAGAATTTGATGCTGATGTTGCAGATTATAATACTGATACTACTGCCGACGATTTACAGATTAATCAAAAAATAACAGTTGCATCATTAGATATATTTGGTAAAACCAAGTAATGTTACCTCAAGGTGGAACTGAACTCCAGCATGGGTTTTTAGAAAATCATGCTGACAAAAAACTATTGGATCAAGTACAGATAACAACTTCTGTACCTGAAAAGATTCCATTACATCCAACTAAACCAAATATACTTTGGCAAAAAAATTCATACGATCAACCTAATATTGCACCATGGTTCAGAGATCGAAATAATCATAATAAATATGATTGGTATGTATTTAATTCTAATTGGAGTTATGAAAAATTTAGAATGGCATTTGATATACCAACTGAACGATGTCACGTAATTAAAAACGGTTGTACAAGTTTTCCAACAAGGAAACCTTATAAAAAAGGTGATCCTATTAGAATCATTCATCAAAACACCCCTTGGAGAGGTTTAAGTGTATTACTTGGTGCAATGCAGTTAGTAAAAAATCCATTAATAAAATTAGATGTATATAGTTCTACAGAAGTTTATGGAGATGAATTTAAAAAACGTAATGATCATACATACGTACCACTTTATAAACAAGCTTCTGAATTACCGAATGTAAACTACATTGGTTATAAACCAAACAATTTTATTTTAGAAAATTTAAATAAATATAACATGTATGTATATCCAAGTATCTTTGAAGAAACATCTTGTATATCAGCAATAGAATCTATGTCAGCTGGGTTGTATTCGATTGTAACTAATTTTGGTGCATTATATGAAACTTGTGCAGAGTTTCCTATGTATGTAACCTACACAAAAGATTATAAAATATTAGCGCAAACGTTCGCTGCAGCAATTGATATGGCCGCTAGCACTTTACATGAACCAGTTATTCAAGAAAATTTAGATATGCAACAAGCTTTTTATAAAAAATATTACAATTGGAATAAAAGAGCTATGGAATGGAACAATTTTTTACAAGGCGTCATTAATGCAAAAAAGTAAAAATTGGTCTAATGATGACACCTACCAAACAATTAAAGAGGTAAATGTAAAACCACAAGATTCTTCAGAACCTATATGGTTTAATAAACCAGAACCTAAAAAAGATAATAAACAAATAAGACTTTGTGTAGGAACTCCTGTTCATTCAGAAGTATCTATTCACTACACACAATGTTTATTAGAAATACAAAAAGAATTTATGAAGAAAGGTAATAATGTATCTTTTTTAATGCATAAGTCTTCATTAATCACACAAGGTAGAAATTTAACAGTAGCTTCATTTTTAGAAACTAATGCTGATTATTTGTTGTTTTTAGATTCTGATATTGCAATCGGAACTCATGTAATAGAAAAAATGATTAATGCAGATAAAGATGTTATTTGTGTGCCGTACCCTTTAAAGAGTATTCAATGGAATAAATTAAAAGAAAAGTTTGAAAAAGGTATGATTAAAACTATGGAGGATATGGAAACTGGAGGATGTACTTATCCTGTTAGAATACCTGATTCAACTGATATAAATATGAAAAATGGAGTTATTGAAATAACTCACGCACCTGCAGGATGTTTACTAATTAAACGATCTGTGTTTGATGAATTAATTAAAACGTATCCAGATAGAAAGATAAAACAAAAATCAGTTATTAACGGTCAATATGAAGAAAAACAATTTTATTATAATTTTTTTGATACAATACATGATAAGAAAACACAAACTTATATGGGAGAAGATTTTGGGTTTTGTAAATTATGGACAGGTATTGGCGGTAAAATATTTGCAGTAGTAGATGAATATATTATGCATGTGGGTGAGCATCAATATATTGGAAGATACATGGATGAGTTTGTAAAACGTGACTAAATTATATTTAACATC